ACTCAAGTGCCTAACCCATATGTTACCGCACAGATTCCTGGTAATCAATTAACTTTTGAAGGATTAACAATTACATACATGATGGATGAAAACATGGCAGGCTGGCAAGAAATTTACAACTGGATTACCAATTTAGGTAATCCACAAGGGCTTGATAAATTGGGCACACTTACAAAAGTGCCAGGCAAAACAAATAGTGTTACTTCAGATGCCAGTCTATTGATCAAAACAAATGCAAACAATCCATCCATTCGCATTGAGTTTAAAGATTTGTTTCCAAGCGAACTTGGTGGTGTACAATTTTCTTCTACAGAAAGCCAAGACTTTCTTACCTCTACCATTTCTTTTCTATACGATCACTACACAGTTACTCGCTTATAATTTGACATGTAATTTATTTTGTGTTATTATGTTATGTAATTGGATCCATATGGAGAGGTGGTATGACTTTAGATCAACTAATGGAAGAATGGCGTAAAGACGCAACGATTGATTCAACCGAACTAGGCGTAGAATCAACAAAGATTCCAGAACTACATAGTAAGTATCTCAAACTTTACTTTGAAGAGAGGCGTGTACTGAAAGGAGCAGAATTTCAGTCAAAGGACCTTTTTTTAAAAAAGTATGAATACTACAATGGTAAAATGTCTGAAGAGGAACTCAATGAACTTGGTTGGGAGCCTTTTCTCAAAAGACTTATGAAGCATGAGATTGATATGTATCTAGAATCTGACAAAGACATTATTCAAAAAAACATGAAGATCGTTATGCAAAAAGAAAAACTTGCATTTCTTGAAGAGGTGATCAAAAACTTGAATCAAAGAAATTTTCAAATCAAAAACGCAATTGACTGGAAGAAGTTTACTCAAGGTGTCGCTTAGAATCTCAAAAGTTAATGAGGTGTATGTGAAGGTTCATTGTGAAGCAGGTGAAGCAATGGAACTCTCAGAGTACTTTACCTTTTATGTGCCAGGTTATAAATTCATGCCCGCATTTAAAAACAAATTGTGGGATGGAAAGATACGCCTGTTTGATAGACAAACACATAACATTTACGCTGGTCTATTGCACTACATCGAAAAGTTTTGCAAAGAGCGTGACTATGAACTTGATGTTGACTATGAACTACGAACTAATGAAGAATTCTCATTAGTTGAAGCAGAAGAGTTTGTAAAGAAATTAAATCTGCCTTATGAGCCTAGAGATTATCAGATGAAAGCATTTGTACATGCCATACGCAATCAGCGTGGTTTGCTTTTGTCACCAACTGCATCAGGCAAGTCACTCATTGCATATCTCATTACAAGATACTTAAAATGCAAGACACTTATTATTGTGCCAACGATCTCACTTGTTGCACAGATGTACAAAGACTTTAAAGACTATGGTTTTGATAGTGATACTTATTGTCATACGATTACTGCTGGCGCAGATAAAGTATCAAAGAAACCCATCATCATTTCTACTTGGCAGTCAATCTACAAGATGCCAAAAGATTACTTCAATCAATTTGATTTGATTATTGGTGATGAAGCACACCTGTTCAAAGCACAGTCACTCACAAAAATCATGACAAGTCTTACTGATTGTGCATATCGTTTTGGTTTGACTGGCACACTTGATGGCACACAAACACATCGATTGGTACTTGAAGGTTTGTTTGGTGCGGTAAAGCAAGTTACTACAACAAAAGAATTGATGGATGCAAACAGTCTTGCATCTCTTAGAATTAAGGCTCTTATACTTAAACATGATGAAGAAAACTGCAAAGCGGTAAAGAACTTTAAGTATGCAGAGGAAATAGATTACTTGGTATCATCTCCATCACGGAATAAGTTTATTACCAACTTGACTATTTCCCTAAAACAGAATACACTTATACTTTATCAGTTTGTACATAAGCACGGCGAGCCTTTGTATAAGATGATTAAAGATAAGGCAGGTGATAGACAAGTCTTCTTTGTGCATGGTGGTGTAGAAGCAGATGAAAGAGAGATGGTTCGTGAAGTCACAGAAAAAGAACAAGACGCTATCATCATCGCCTCATACGGCACCTTCTCAACAGGCATAAATATAAGACACTTGCACAATATTGTATTTGCATCACCAAGTAAAAGCAAAATACGAACACTACAATCGATTGGGCGAGTACTTAGATTAGGAGAGAATAAAAATCAAGCGACATTGTTTGACATTGCAGATGATATGACATACAAAAGCAAAAAGAACTTTACGCTGGATCATTTTATCGAAAGAATGAAAATATACAACGATGAGAAATTTGAGTACAAGATTTATCCAATTCATCTAAAAGGATAACAAATGCACCAAGAAGAACAAGAAAGCATTAAAATATGTAAGATACTTAAATTATCAAACGGTGAAACAATTATAGGCAACATTACTAAAGAAACGGTGTCTTACATTGATATAAATGCTCCATTGAAAGTTTTGTTATTTGTTAGACCAGATGAAAATAGTATGAGTTTATCGGTGATCAAATGGGATCCAACATTTAACTATACAATGCCTGTTAGAATTTATAAGAATTCAATTGTTGCTTGTGCTGAACCTACTGAACTTATGTTAAAAAACTATGATGAAATTTTGGAACAGTCAAGCAAGAGATTAGAAAAAGAAGATGAGCCTGTAGAACAAGGTGATGAGATAACAGAACTGAATGATGCAATGACGGAGTTACTTAGAAGGATTAAACCTGATACTCTTCATTGAAAGTCAACACCCTGATTTTACACACATGTCAAGCGAATGTCAAATGATTGAGAGGAAATAATATGAAAACAAATCACTATGTAGACAATCAAAAATTTCTGCAAGAGATGGTGCTTTACCGAAAGCAAGTAGAGATTGCTACGAAAGATAAATCTGAAAGACCAAGAGTGCCAGATTACATTGGGTCTTGTCTTTTTAAAATTGCTACACACCTTGCGCGAAAACCTAACTTCGCCAATTATACATTTAAAGATGATATGATTTCCGATGGTGTTGAGAACTGTTTGTTATACATAGATAACTTTGATCCAGAAAAGTCAAAGAATCCATTTGCATACTTTACCCAAATCATCTATTACGCTTTTCTGCGTAGAATTCAAAAAGAAAAGAAGCACATGTACATCAAGTACAAGAGTATGCAAAACGAAATTGTTAATGCGTTGATTGAAAACAATGGAGAAGATTTGGTGGCTAACTATATGCAAGGCATGATGCATGAATCTTATAGTGAACACTTTATTCATGATTTTATTGAAACATTTGAAGATACCAAGAGAAAAAAAACTTCCGCAAGAAAGAAAAAGGTGAAGGAGATAGAAGATGCAGACACCGATGCCAGTACAACTTGAACAATGGATAAAAACTGTGCAGAACAAAAAATCTCCATATGATTTAAGAGAAACCTCAATATTGCATTTAAGAAATGTTCGTGATATAATTGATAAGGTTATCCGAGAAAATACTCGGCAAGAAATCAATGTTAAAGATTGGAAGAGACCTCATAAAAGATGAAAGTATGTTTACTTGGTGATACTCATTTTGGTGTGCGTAATGATGCAAAACATTTTCATGAGTACTATGAAAAATTTTATACCCAACAATTCTTTCCATATCTTGAAAAGCATGGAGTTAAAACCATTATACAATTAGGTGATCTTTTTGATCGCCGAAAGTATATTAACTTTATGTCGCTTTCTGAGAGTAGAAGGTACTTCTTTGATGTATTGAAAGAAAAGGATATGCATCTTCATGCGCTGATTGGCAATCACGATATCTTTTATCGTAATACGCTAGAGGTGAATTCTCCTGAATTGGTGCTAAAAGACTATGACAACATTACGCTATGGTCAAAACCAGGTACGCTTGATCTAGACGGATTTATGATCGATATGATTCCTTGGATTTGTAACGACAATGAAAAAGAAGTCTATGACTTTATCAGTAAAAGTCTTTCGCCATATTGTGTTGGGCACTTTGAATTGCTTGGATATCAAATGTATCCTGGCATGGATAGTCATGATGGTTACTCCGCAGATTTTCTTCAGAACTATGATCAAGTCTATAGTGGGCACTATCATACCAGATCAAAAGGTAAGAATGTAGAATATCTAGGTGTACCATATGAACTCTTTTGGAATGATTACAAAGATCCAAAAGGATTTTTTATTCTAGATACTGAAACAAAAGAACTTGAGTTTGTGCAGAATCCTCATCGCATGTTTTATAAGATTACCTATGATGATAGTAAACTAGATTTAATGTCAATCAAAAAGACAACCTTTGAAGAACTCACCAACACATATATAAAAATAATCGTAGTATATAAGTCTGATCCATATATTTTTGATGCATTGTTAGATCAACTATACAAAGCAAATCCTATTGACATTAACATTGTTGAAGATTTTAACAACAATGGTATTGAAGATGATGAAGAGATCAATCAAGCAGAAGATACATTAACGATACTTTCTAACTACATTGACACACAAACATTACAAGTAGAACCTGAAAAATTGAAAAAGGTAATGCGAGAACTTTACCTTGAAGCATTGTCATCAACGGAAAATAATGAATGATCCTATTTCGTAAATTACGCTGGAAGAACTTACTTAGCACAGGAAATCTTTTTACTGAACTTGATCTAAACGGCGAAGCAACAACATTGATTGTTGGTTCAAATGGTTCAGGTAAATCTACAATGCTTGATGCATTGTGTTTCTGTTTGTTTGGTAAGCCATTTCGCAATATCAACAAAGGGCAACTAGTCAACTCAATTAATCAAAAAGATTGTGTTGTTGAAGTTGAATTTGACATTGGTAGCAAATCGTACAAGGTTGTGCGAGGAATTAAACCAAACATTTTTGATGTGTATTGTAATGGTAATTTGATTGTACAAGATGCCGCAACAAAAGATTATCAAGAATATCTAGAAAAATTTATTCTTAAACTGAACTACAAATCATTCACTCAAATTGTAATTCTTGGTAGCGCATCTTTTACTCCATTCATGCAGTTGTCTGCATCAGATCGCCGTGCAATCATTGAAGACTTACTAGACATTCAAATCTTTTCACGCATGAATGGCATCGTAAAAGAAAAACTTCAAATTTCAAAAGAAGAAGTTTCTATTAAGAAACATGAGATGGGATTGATTCAGCAAAAATACGATCTCAAAAAAGAACACATCGATGAATTGAAACAAAACAATGATGAGAAAATAAAAGAGTATGAAGAAGATATACAAAATAGTAGTAGTACCATATCCACCTTACTCGCATCTATTGAGAAAGCGAATACCAAGGTCACCGAACTCCAATTGGTTGTTGAGAACAAAACTACAATTGAGAATAAGGTCAAGAAACTTACAAAACTTGAATCGCAGATTGAAAGCAATTTATCCAAATTTCGCAAGGATATCAGTTTCTTTCAACAAAATGATAGTTGCCCAACCTGTAGGCAAACCATTGCCATGGCGTTTAAAGAAGGAGAACTTACCAATCTTAATTCAAAGGTAGGTGACTGTGAACATGGGCTTGAAGAGTTGGAAAAGAAACTTGCTGAAGAGCAGTTGAAGATTGCAGAAATTTCAGATACACAAAAAGAAATTAATAAGTTGCAAGTTAAAATTGCTGGCGATACTTCTACTATGACTGAACTCAATAAGTATGTGCAAAAGTTGCACAATGCAATTAAAGAGATTCAAACATCTACCAGCGTATCTGAAAAAGACGAAGCAGAATTAAACGCATTAAAAGATCAGTTAAACGAGTTAAAACGCAATATAAGTATCTTTATAGAAGAGATGAATTATTATACCATTGCATCAAACATGTTAAAAGATACTGGTATCAAAACAAAAATCGTCAAACAGTATCTACCAATCATCAATAAGTTGGTGAATAAGTATCTTAGCACACTAGACTTCTTTGTGAACTTCAATCTTGATGAATCGTTTAAAGAAACAATTAAGTCTAGACACCGTGATGATTTTAGTTATGCATCATTTAGTGAGGGCGAGAAACAAAGAATTGATATGGCACTTATGTTGACTTGGAGGGCTGTAGCGAAACTAAAGAACTCTACCAACACAAACATTCTTATACTTGATGAAATCTTTGATTCATCACTAGATACAAATGGTACTGAAGACTTGATGAAAATTTTAGGTGTGTTAGAAAACACAAATCTTTTTGTTATATCACACAAAGGTGACATGTTGCAAGATAAGTTTAGAAATGTGATTCGATTTGAGAAATCAAATAATTTTTCGAGGATGATAAAATGATTGAAATGAAATTAATTCCTGAAACTTCTCCGATGTTGCTTCAGCCATGTCAAGAATTTGACTTTAGCAATCCACCATACGATCCAAAAGAATTTGCAGAAAGCCTATATAATATGATGGCTAAACATGATGGGCTTGGGCTGTCCGCAAATCAAGTTGGGTTTCCTTATCGTGTTATGGCAATAAGAACAGATGAAGACCCATTGGTAATTTTTAACCCAAGAATTATTCATACTTCAGAAAATTTTGTTACAATGAAAGAAGGTTGTTTAAGTTTTCCTCTTTTATATCTAAGCGTGAAGCGACCAGATTTAGTTCGTATTCGTTATCAAGGCTGGGAAGGTGTTACTGATACAAGTACTTTTATTGGCATGAGTGCAAGAGTTGTATTGCATGAGTATGATCACCTAGAAGGTAAAGTGTTTACTCAAACTGCATCTTCATTTGAAACTCAAAGAGCAATTAGAAAACGAATGATTCTTCAACGAAAAGTTAAGAAGGCAAAGAAATGAAAGATTGGCAACATGGTTTTGAAATAGACTATCTGAAAGAACTTGAATCAAAGTATGCAGACTATAACGCATATACACTATCACCATTTGCACAATTCAAAAAGAATAATATTGCTGAAGGCTTGTTTAAAGGCACTTTAACAATTCTAGATGATGCAATGCTTGAAGTGGTTGAATCAAAATCAGCAAGCAACATCACCATGCATGGTGATACAGTTATCGCAAGAAAAGAAAAAGGCGACATGACTGTAGGAAAATTAGTAGGTAACTTAGACACAATTAAAAAGTGTTTAGATTATCCTACTGATATGCATGGGCTTCCTAGAAGAGATGTTTGGTTGTATGTGTGGGCAGAAAATGCAGATCATTGCAAATTAGCAGAAGACTGCGGGTTTTGTTATGTTGGTCCAAAGATCACAACCTATGGTGAAATCTTTGCTATCTATTATAGAGGTGCACCAAGACAGTTTCCTAAAGTTGATAAAGCAGAATACCTAAGCATCAAACAGATTGGTACAGTAAGCATGAATCTAATCAAGTCAATTCGCCAGAAACTTGATATTCTTCCAGAGTTTACGAATCACTATAGCAATTACAACAAAGGTAAGTCTTGGTCAGCATTGTCACTTAGAGGCTATACTGAAGACCCATCATTCATTACAAAACCAATTGAGATGAGTAAAGCATGGCAAGACGAACACAAAGATGTGAAGTTTGAAATGCAAGACACGCCATTGTTCAAATTGTTTCCTGAAATCAAACAATATTGTACAACACTAGGCAATCAGATTCATCGTGTGAGATTTATGCGATTAAAACCGGGTGGAGGTGAACTTGAAAGACATACTGATCAAGTCGATCCAGATTCAGGCGGTGCATTGAATAAGTTAGCACGAATACATTTGCCAATCAAAACAAATCCTGATGTAATCTTTACTGTATGGGATACAAAAGGTGAGCCACAAAAAGTACATATGGCAGAAGGTGATGTATGGTTTCTTGATACTCGCAAAGCACACCAAGCAATTAATGGTGGAAATGAAGAGCGCATACATTTAGTAATTGATGTTAGAGTGGAGGAAAACTTGCATGAATCTCTTGTCACCTGAAGAATATCTTGATACAATATATAAATGGGAAGACCCAAACCCACCACCAGTTGTAGAAGAATACGAAGGCTTTCATGTTGTTCGTGATGATAAATTAGGCTATGGTAGCAAAGCAAGATTCATTGACTATCTTGTAAGTACAGAAGGTGATGAGTGGGTCTTTGGTGGAGCAAATAAAGTTGGTTGGGGACCTATTTCTTTGACACATGTTTGTAATAAATACAAAAAGAAAGCAACCTTCTTCATGGCGAAGAGGGCAGTACCAACCTGGCATCAACAACAAGTTTTAGACATGGGTGGTACAATTCATTGGGTAGCGAATGGTATGCTGAATGTAACGAAAGCACAGGCAAGACGATACTACGAAGAGGATACAGTTAATCGTAGAGTATTGCCACTTGGTCTTGAACACCCAACAGTCTTAGGTTCTATCATCAAAGTAGCACGATCACTTAAAATCAAACCCACAGAAATTTGGACAGTTGCATCAAGTGGCACACTTAATCGTGGATTGCAATTAGCATTTCCTGATGTGCCAGCATATGCAGTTGAAATTGGTCACAAGATGAGTGACTATGAAAAAGGTCGTGCAAAGACAATGAGATCACCATACAAGTATGACCAAGCAATCGAAGAGAAGTATGCGCCCCCATATCCTAGTGAAAAGTATTATGATGCAAAGTTATGGGAATTTGTTAAAGCAAATGGAAAGAAAGGAGCCTTGATCTGGAATGTCGCTTAACTTAATTGCTTAATTAAAGGAGAACAAAATGAGCAATGAAATCGATAAAGAAAAGCGTGGTAAGAGAATTCTTGGTAATGAACATGCAATTCGTAAGCAGGTGAATATTGCAAAAGCATATGGTATGACTGTAGAAGAAGCACATCGATATGTCAAACATCATGCATTGAATTGTGGCGATCCAGGATGTATTCTGTGCGCCAATCCAAGAAAGACTTTTAAAGAAAAGACAATCCAAGAGAAGAGGTTTTATCAAAAGGAGTTATATGACCAGACTTGAAGGTTATGTTGAAAAAGGTTGGGGGCATGAACTCATATGGGCTACCAACGATAAGTATTGCGGAAAACTTATGCACTTCAATACGGGTGCTAAGTTTTCCATGCATTTTCATGCTATCAAAGATGAAACTTGGTATGTATTGAGTGGTAAGTTTGAAGTCAAGTACATTCAAACTAAAGATGCCTCTATTCGAAGCGAAATCTTAGAACAAGGTGCAACATGGCGAAACGAGCCACTTGAACCTCATCAATTGATTTGTCTTGAAGAAGGTGTTATAATTGAAGTTTCAACTCCAGATTCTGTGGAAGATAACTATAGGGTGATGCCAGGTGACAGTCAAAAGAATATTTGTTAATGGTTCATTTGATGTATTACATTTAGGGCATCTTAGACTTCTTAATTATGCACGAAGTCTTGGTGATTATCTTTGTGTTGCAATTGATACAGATCGTAGAATCAAAGAACTAAAAGGCGATAGTCGCCCTATTAATAATGTGTTTGAGAGAAAAACTTTTCTTAAAAATTTGAAGTGTGTAAATGAAGTACAGGTGTTTGATAACGATATGGACTTGATTCATATTCTACAAGCATACAAACCTGATATCATTGTGAAAGGTGACGATCACAAATATACCAGTAAATTATCAAAAGATCATTGTAAAGAGGTTATATTTTATGAACGATTTGGTGGCTACTCTTCAACGAGAAAAATACAAGATATTACTGGTCGGTGATGCTTGTATTGACCGATACATTTATGGTACTGTAGATCGTATCTCACCTGAGGCTCCTGTTCCTGTATTAAAGTTAAACGGAAAAGAAGAATATCGCCCTGGCATGGCGAGTAATGTTTATGAGAATCTCAAAGCATTGCATTGTGATGTGTTTCCCATGTATGGCTTGCCTTCTAAAAAAACAAGATTCATCGATACAAAAACTGGATATCAATTGTTGAGAGTTGATGAAGATGTAATTAATTCTGCGATTCATGTTTCAGAAAATATCTTACCAAACTATGATGCGGTAGTGATTTCAGATTACAACAAAGGTTGTGTTTCATATGAAACTGTGCGCGAGATTCGTTCTCTGTTTAGAGGACCAATCTTTATTGATACAAAAAAACCAAGCATGGTTGAGTTTGATGGTTGTTATGTAAAGATCAATGAATCCGAATACAATGCCGCACAAACATTGCCTAGTTCTAAGTATTTAATTGTTACAAAAGGTGCAGAAGGAACTCTGTACAATGGTAAGACATACCCAACAAATAGAGTTGAAGTGCATGATGTAACTGGAGCAGGTGATGTTCATCTAGCATCTCTTGCGGTATTTTATTTGTTGACTGGTTCAATTGAAAATGCATTACCTTACGCAAACAAACTAGCATCTATATCTGTGCAACATCAAGGTTGTTATACAATTACAAACGGAGCATTGATTACATTGTGATTAAAGAAAAATATCTCGGCACCTACATGAAAACTGCTAGATTATTTGCCGAGCATAGTAGTGCAGTAAGAAAGAAAGTTGGTGCGGTCATTGTCAAAGATGATCGCATCATCTCTATTGGGTACAATGGTATGCCAGCAGGTTGG